GACTCCAGTATCCAAGTCGTTTTTTAATGGTATATTAGCCAGTGTAGTTGATTCTAATTGTCAACACGCAACTCACGGTTGTGGTCCAGTTTGTCATACCAGTTCTCAGCGTGCACCTAATTCTGGAGCTTCTAAAACCTATATCGAAGGTATACTTGCAGCTAGAATTGGAGATACAATCACCTGTGGGGATGCAATAGCTGAAGGTTCACCGAATACTTTCATAGAATAACCTAAATAAAGAATATGGCAAGAAATACAAGAACATTCTCCGACTTAGACCTAAGATTCACTGCTCATCCAGTGACGGGAGACATCAACATATTGTATGATGAGACAGCTATAAAAAGATCGTTGAAGCAACTGATATTAACATCTCACTACGAAAGACCTTTTCATAGTGAAATAGGTTCTCCAATAAGAGCGTTATTGTTTGAACCAGCTGGACCACTATTTTCTGTCACACTAAAGCAAGCGATCATTAACACTATATTCAACTTTGAACCAAGAGTAGTTGTCACAGATGTAGTAGTTCGTGAATCGCCAGATAACAATGAAGTTTATGTTTCCATAGAATTCAAAATCGTTAACACAGAAAGTCCTATTAGTGTTGACTTAGTTTTAGAGAGAACACGATAAATGAATAACAATAAAAGAATTAGTGTAGCTGAGTTAGACTTCGATGCTATCAAACAGAACATAAAGAATTACATGGCTGGGCAAACCCAGTTCCAAGACTATGATTTCGAAGGTTCTGGATTAGCAATCTTGCTAGATTTACTGGCATACAATACTCACTACAATGGCATTTACACTAACTTAGCAGTTAATGAAATGTTCTTGGATTCTGCCAGCAAGAGATCTAGCGTAGTTTCTCATGCCAAGTCACTGGGATATACTCCGCAGTCTGCAACTTGCGCTAGAGCAAAAGTTAATGTTGCCGTATCAGCACCATCTAACCCTCCAGCAGTTGCAACACTACCTTCTAACCAACCATTCACTACAATCGTTGATAATGTTTCTTATACATTTTACAACTCTGGAGCAGTGACTGCTGGTAGAAATTCTGAAGGTGTATATCTGTTCGAAGACATAGAACTGATAGAGGGAACTCCTCTGACTTACACGTATACAGTTAACACTGGTACAAGATTCATCATCCCTAATCAGAACGTAGATATTTCTACTTTGGTTGTTAAGGTTAAAGAAACTTCTGGCTCAGACATTTTTGAGATCTACAGCCCAACATCAGACTTAATCACAGCTTCTGAAACATCAAAAGTTTATTTCGTTAAAGAAATTGATGATGGATTGTATGAAGTTTATTTCGGTAACAATCTGGTTGGTAAGAAACTGGATAACGGTAACGCTGTTGTTTTCGAGTATTTTGTTTCTAGCCTAGCTGCACCAAACAATGCTTCAGTCTTCACTTATGGTGGTTCGAATATCGTTGGCACTAATGTCAGTGTGATAACTACACAAGTAGCTATTAACGGATCTGCACCAGAAGACATCGACACAATTAAGTATAATGCTCCAAGATTTTATGCTTCTCAAAACAGAGCAGTGACTCCAGAGGATTATAAAGTCCTGATCAGTAAGATTTTACCAAACGTAGATACTGTTATGGTATGGGGTGGAGAAGACAACACACCAAAGGTTTATGGTAAAACATTTATTTGTATCAAACCTACAGATTCGGAACGACTGACATCGGCGCAAAAAGAATTCTTGCTGACAGCACTAGATAAAAGAAACATCGTTTCGATAACTCCAGAATTAGTTGACGCTGAATACCTAGACATCATCCTAGAAACCAACGTGTATTACAACGACAGAGAAACATCAAAGACTATCTCTCAGCTGCAAACTTTAGTCAAGCAAGCAGTGTTTGATTACGACGACGCAGAACTTGGTAAATTTGATGGTGTTTTAAGATTCTCTAAATTAGTTGCAGCTATTGACGCTGCAGACCCAAGCGTTGTTAATAACATAACTAAATTACTAATAGCAAGAAGTGTCAGAGCTAAATTTAACTCTAATGCTGAGTATGTTATTAATTTGATCAACCCAATAGCAAAGACTGTTGATGGAAGTTTGTCTTCTACAGGTTTCTTGATTCCTGGAAGTGCTAGAGTTTACTACCTAGACGAAGATGGTAAAGGTAATGTTCGTATGTATTACCTAGATTCTTCTCAAGCTAAGGTTATAGCGAATCCTACTATCGGAACAATAGATTATGCTGCTGGTATCATCAATATCAAGAATTTAAACATCGTAGCATTGAACGAATCTATTTTTGAATTAAGAATCGTTCCTGCTTCTTACGACGTAGTTTCTGCACTGAATCAGATCGTTCAAGTTTCTAGAGCAGAGTTGGTTGTTAATATGATCGCAGATAAAACTGCCAATGGTGACTTACAAGCTGGTTATAACTATACATTCACATCGATAACATAATGTCACGTAATCCATTATCAGCCATTGTTTCTAGACAACTCCCTGAATTTGTCAGGGAGGACTACCCAGCATTCGTAGCATTCGTTGAAGCATACTATGCATGGTTGAAGACACAACAAGTTGATTTAGAATCATCTAGAGATTTAGATAACACCTTAAATGTTTTCGTATCTCAATTCAAGAAAGAACTTTCTTATAACCTACCATTCATTGTAGAAGATGAAAGATTTTTCTTACAAAGAATGAAAGACCATTACCTTGCTAAAGGTTCTGAGGCATCTTACAAATTATTGTTTAAGATGCTGTATGGTAAAGATGTTTTGGTTAAGTATCCAGGTAAGCAAATGCTTCGAGCTTCTGCTGGTCACTGGAACCAAGAAATTTCTATTTTCGTTAAAGTAAATTTCGGAAATCCTGAAGTGGTTGTTGGAAAGGTTGTCGATGTACAGACCTTCAACAAAATCATCAGGGTCTTGATTGACAAGAAACAAGAATTGTCTACAGAGGTAGACCGAATCGTATATCTTGGACAAGATGTTTATGAGTTTTTCTTGGACAGAAGATTCTATGGAATTATCAGTCCTGGAAACATCATAACATATGGTGACCAATTCCAAGCCACTGTTCTTTCTGCAGCAAGCAAACTTAACATCGTTAGAGCAGGAACAGGTTTTAAAGTTGGACAAGTTTTCGAAGTTAAGAGTAGTTCGGGAACAACTTCTTTAATTAAGGTTACACGAGTAGATCCAGCCAATGGTGCACTTAAGAATGCGCAAATTATTAAGTTTGGTATTGGTTACATAGCTAACTTTACAACATCTGTCTTACCAGCTGCAGCCATAACTAATTCAACTACATTCAAACAACCAGATAGTAGTATTGTTGTCGGCGCAAAAGTACAGACAGGTGGTGATGTCAATAATCCTATCTTCACCCAGCCAATGACTCTAAAAGAAGTTGGAGCTAGATTCGGTGAAAAGGGATTTATCAACACACCAGACTGGGCTGAATACGATTATGTAGATGGCGCTTATGCTGGTACTATCATTAGAGAATTTGCACAGACAACATTAGAGGCTTCCAGTTCATTTGCGGTAGGTGTTGCAGCTGAGCCAGCTGTATTCAACATAGAACTTGGCGCTATTTGTAAGTATCCAGGATACTTTGAGAACAACAACGGATTCTTGTCAGATTCTATCTACTTACAAGACAGCAAGTATTACCAACTGTTTTCATATGTTATAACTATAGATGAAAGATTAGCTGATTATAAGTCTGCTGTTAAAACATTGATACACCCTGCAGGTATGCAGTTGTTTGGTGAATTTGATATCACCAATACGTATGATTTAAGTCTACAGCTTGAGTCTCTGGTTAAATCTCTTGGTATCAGCTTGGAAGAAGATCCAGTTGTTATACAAGACGTATTCAGTAAAACATTCGTTAAGTATCCTCTTGGCGACGAAGTTACTATGACTGAACCAACAGTCAATAATCACCAGACAACTGATCCAGTAACTGGATTGAACTCATCTAAGATAAGACATACTACAACCAAGCCTCTGCAAACTACGTATAGTGGTTTCTTAGACTCAATCACTCAGATAAACACTACTTTATCTAAGTCTGACTATGTTATGATGCTTGAGTCGCCACTTGAGGTGGTTCAAGGTAAGACTATGGTGCCAGATTCTGTCACTGTATTCGAAAGCAACTTCTTTGTTGTACAGGATAAATTTTATTCTGATTCACAACAAATTAGTGAGCCGCTATTTTTAGTGGTTCAGAACAACAATAAATATATGGAAGTATTGCCACTTTCTCTAACTCTTTCTGAAGATGGGTATGTAGTATTAAATGCCTACGAAGAGGGTGGATATTTTTCAGAAATCTATGTAAACAACAGAGACGCTACATTTAGCGGTTAATAAAGGAGATTTTTATGGATCTAAACACAGTTAGCGAAGGTATCAAGGCAACTGGCCAAGTTCATATCGTTAGAATGAACGCAGAAGGTGTAGTTCTTGAAGAACGCAATGTAAAAAATTTAGTTGTTACTGCTGGTAAAAACTATATCGCTCAAAAGATGGTTGCTACAACCAACACACCGACAGCCATGACTCACATGGGTATCGGTACTAACAGCACAGCACCACTGCCTGAAAACACAGCTTTGGGTGCACAGACCACTCGTCAGTTATTGACAGGTAACAGCGTGACTGCGAACTCTATCACTTACACTGCTAACTTCCCAGCAGGACAAGGTGATGGTGCTATCACTGAAGCAGGTATTTTCAACGCTGCATCTAGCGGTACTATGTTGTGTCGCACAGTATTCCCAGTAGTTAATAAAGGTTCAGGCGATATCATTTCTATTACTTGGGTGATCACTGTAAGTTAATTTCTTTAGGCTGCTAAATGTCTACAAACTCATCATTAATAAAAACCGTTCTGCATCGTGCTCTTGCAGAGGGTGTTTATAGAGATATTGTAACTAAGAATTCTTCTTATTACTACTTTCTCGGTAAAACATTAAATTGGAATATCGATGATATTCCACCGTATCCTATTGACAGTTATGAATACGAAAGAGACACTAGATCTGAAATCATCACGATGAAGCAGATCAAACCCTCTGATGTTTCTTTCGTTATTTCAAGAATCGACTGGGTTCAAGGAACTGTGTATGATATGTTTGATGATTTGTACAGTACACAAATTATTGGTATAAACATAGTTGATGGTGGATCTGGATACACATCTATTCCAACTATCACTATCACAGGTGGTGGTGGTACTGGTGCAGCATTTACTGCAGTCGTAGACATTCAGCTTGGTAAAATTGTTGGAGTAGATTTAGTTTCTCGTGGCACTGGATACACATCTGTGCCAACAGTCACTGTTACTGGTGGTAACGGAACGGGAGCTAATCTACAAGCTGTTTTGAACAAAGCACCATCTGGAACACAAACTCTAGAAGATGCTTTGTTTTACGTTATGACAGATGAGTATAACGTATACAAGTGTTTAGACAACAATAACAACTCTGCTTCTAATTACAAACCAACTGGCACTCAAGTCGAGCCAATCAAAACACTAGATGGCTACATTTGGAAATACATGTACAACGTGCCAATTGCGTTGAGAAATAAGTTTCTAACTAACCAGCACATCCCAGTAGTTTCTGCTCTAACGAATCAATTTTATAGTAATGGTTCTTTAGACACAGTTCTTATTAACAACAAAGGTTCAGGATACACGTCTGCGAATATTATCGTAGAAGGTGATGGTTATCTGGAAGCAGATCCAACACTGATTGAAGGAACTGTTATTGCAGATGGTGGAAGTGGATATGTAACAGCAACAGTAGTTATTTCTGACCCAGTGTCAGATGCATCTTTGTTTGCTGCTGGTGCAGGTGTATTCCAAGGACAGAAGATTTATAATTCTTCTAAAGATTTCTATGAAGTCGTTAGCGCAGGAACACTTGGATTATCTGAGCCATCTCATAGACTTGGTACATACAAAAACGGAACAGCTTCTGTGAAGTACGTAGGTACTACAGCAACTGCCACAGCAACCTTAACATCTGGTTCTGTGACTGCAATAACATTAAATGGTGGAATCAGAGAAGTTGAAATAATTAACGCTGGTTCTGGTTATACTTCTCCACCTGCTATATCATTCGTTGGTGGTGGCGGATCTGGCGCAACAGCAGTTGCTAAAATGTATAACGACTCAATCGGCTATGTTATCATTACAAACTTTGGTAGCGGTTACACATCAGCACCAGATGTTGTGTTTGGAACACAGTGGGTTAGTGGTGCAACTGTAACTTTGAATAGTCAAATTTGGTACGGGACTCATCTGTACACAGTTTCTGCAGTTTCTGGTGGTGGTAACTCAAACACTCTTGGAACCACTGGTCCAACTCACGACACATTAAATCAAGTTGTGACAAACGGAAACGTGTCCTTGAAATATGTTGGTGAAGTTGCCAGCGGACAAGCGAATAGAAGATTCGGTGCGGGTTATCTGCAAGCGCCATCTATTCAAGTCAATGGTGGTACTGTGCCAGCAGTAGTAGCATTCCAAACAAGCAAGAGCAGAGCTAAGTTAGTACCTATCATTGAAAATAATCAAATCACTGGTGTGATAACAGAAAATGCTGGTGTGGGTTATACAGTTGCGAATATAGAAGTTACATCGTCAAGTGGAACAGGCGCACAACTATTGGCTAACTTAAGCGTTGGTAACATTGAAACGCTGCAAGCCAATAATGAATTGTTAACTACATCTGGAACTATTGACGCTATTAAAATGATTAGCGGTGGATATGGTTACGGTGCAGCATATGTCGCTATTACTGGTGACGGCTCTGGTGCCACTGCGACGGCTACGGTAGAGCCATCTACTGGTGCGATAACAAAGATTAACATTACAAACAGAGGCTCTGGATACACTTTTGCAAACGTAGTTATTTACGGTAATGGTCAAGCAGCCACAGCTAGAGCAATCATCTCTCCTTATGGTGGTCACGGTAAGAGTGCGCCAGAAGAATTCTTCTCTAGAACACTAATGTTCTACAGTAATGTTTCTACAGACTTGAACCAAGGATTGGTTGTTAACAACGACTATCGTCAAATAGGTATTATTAAAAATCCTAAAACGTATCAGAG